TTGTATTCCTGGATGCGGGCTTGAACGTCAGAAGCTTGCTTTTGCGCCTCGGCCTGCCGCATCTGGAGTGTGGCGTTATACTGCGCGATCTCACCTTGGCGGCGGGCAACCGCGCCCTGCATGTCGGCCTGTTGTTGTGCAATCTGCGCATTGTAGGCGGCAATCGATCGCTCGTTTTTCGCGGCTTCGTTTGCGGAATACATTTGCATCCCCGTGCCGGCCGCAGCCATAGCAATGGAAATCACCGCAGGAATCCATACAGCTTCAGTTCCCATTTTTTTCCTCCTTTGTCAAAATAACCATCGAGACTTTATCCTTTGCCATGGTCTGCCATCCCTCGCGCTTGAGCGTGCGGGCGATGGGCGGGAGCGTGTGGCAGAACATGACGCCGTAATCCATGTCAGCCGCCAGCATGCGCAAACAGCGCATGCCCCACAGAAGCGAGGCGCGCGCACGTTTCACGCTGAGGCCCGGCCGGGTGACGATGTGTTCCAAGAAGCAAACCCCGGTTGAGTTGTCGAGATAGAGGAAGAGAGCGGCGACCGGCAAGGGGTCCGCCTCGCCAAACTCCTGCACGATGACGCCAAGCTTTGGAAGAATCACTTCCGGGGGCGGGGTCGCCCCGTGCTCATGCCACCACGCTTCAAGCGTCGAATAATCGGCGGGCGCGTAGTGCTGAAGCTGGTAGATCGGTTTTTCCATTATTCAGACCCGAAAGAATCCCACTTGGGAATGATGGCAATGACCGTGAGCGGAAACGGCTTGGTTTGGCGAAGCGTGACGTCGGCCGTGTCGGCAAAGTTTCCGGCCAAGGTGATTTTCCGATCACCTGTGAAAACGCCCGTCTCAGGCCCCAGCGCGTACCATGTCCCCGCATTCGTCATGGCCTCGCCGCCGCGCGACTTGTAGAGGCGGGCAGTCAAACCATGGACGCGCGCCTTCCGGCCTTGGCTGGTCCCATCCTGCAAATCCATATTCAGCCGCATCGGTTGCAGGGTCGACGTGTAGGGAAGTCCAACAACAGCTTTGGAAGCTGGAACAGAAAACGTGAACTCGCCAGATGCAACCGCGCCGGATGTCACCACGCTGCCATTGTTTAGCGCGGTGACCGTCTCGCTTTCCAAGTGGTCGACATTTCGGATCTTCGCGCTTGTGCTCGTCCTGGTTATGGTTCCCCCGCTAGCCGTTCCGCTTGACCATGATCCGCAATCCACGGCAGCGCCGGTGACCTTGTTTCCAAGGCTGATGCTGTATTCGTACCGCTTTTCAATCGGCAGGGTGCTGGCAAGCGTGGTCTTTGTAATCAAGATCACCTGGTATTCTTGATCGTTTGGATTTGTTCCTCCCGTGAAAATCCCCGCCATGTCCTCAATTTTCACAATTTCCCCGACTGAGAAATCTCCTTTTCCGGGATAATTTACGACCACTTTCAAGGGCGAAGAGTATGCGCTTGTGATGGGTTCGGAATACCCGACAGCAATCGCTTTGTGTGAATCGAGATATTTCCACTCCTCCGACGATCCCGCATCGAGAGCGTCGCGCCAGTTCAAAGAAAAGCGTTCGACATACCGTGAATCCACGCCGCCGATTGTCCGCTTCACAACAAGCCAGACTTCATCCTCTGTCCCGTTGCCATGGATCACGGCAACAGATTCAAAAAGCCCGTCCGTTGTATGCCGGTGCCAGCCAACGACGCTTTGGTCGCGCTCGTACGTCATCCCGATCAATGTTCCGTCACCCCGGATTGCCCAAAGGATCGAGTCGGGCTGTTGTTGATAGGCAACCTCAGAAATCCCGGATGTCGTAATGTGCTCGGCGAGCAAGGTCAAATCGACTGCGACCCAGCCATCACGCTCGAAAGAATATGTCAGCTCGCGCACCTTTCGCGCGTTTCGCTGAATGAACAAAACGACCTCGGCCAGCAAGATTGCCTGCACCTTTGCGCTCCCGTAGCGGCTCTGGTTCTGGGCCTTGATATTTGTCGCCGTGATCGTCTTCGATGAATCGCTTGCCCCAAGCGTCCATTCGTCGCCATTTGTTCCGGTGATGAGCGAGCTTTGCGAGAGCATCCATTCAATCGCGTTTTGCTGCCCGCTCGCGAGAGTGAGCGAGATCCCGTCAGAATCCACCGTGCCGATGCGAAAGTTTTCAAAGTCGTCAATTTGGCTCCCCCAGACCGTCATCGCCCGGTCATTATTTCCTGAAAGGTAAAGCCGTTGCTCATGCAGTGTGAGAACTCCCGCATGCCCGCGTAAATCTGAAAAAGCCGATTCCGCCCATTTGGACGTTGCCGTCGCGGCATAGAGGGGAACAATCACAGTTGCCGTTGCCGTGTTGCAGATGACTGCCGCCGACGTGTCAACCGCCGTAATCTGGACAACCCCGACGTGCATTGACTCAGTCACCTGCAACAGCGCGCGGCCCGTCCCGGATCCTGCATACCGGAGACGTAGGAGAGCAGGGAATGGTTGATTGCCAACCGTGGAATAATTCCGGTCACTCGAACTGTTCCAGGAACGAATCACATCCCATGATGTTCCATTGTCCTCGCTCCTCTCCAAATAAATATCGCCCGCCCAAGTGCCAGTTGTCGACATCTCCCAATCTCCGACAACTTGAAGTGACCCGCTCGTCCCGGACGCGGCGTGCGCTCGCGAAATCTTGGCCGATTCCCTGCGATGGGAGATCGTCCAAAAGGACCCAACATCCCGCTGATCAAAGAACCAATCTCCCGACCGCTGGTCCCAACATCCAGCCGAAGAAGTCAAGGTGATCGTGCCGGTGGTTGCCGATGGCGTGATTGTCGCCGTGCTTTCCGTGTTCTCATCCATCGTTGGAGGGAACGAATAGTTCACGAAATCGAACGTCCAAGATTCTTCCGATGTCCGCGACAGTTTGAAAAGCGGATGCTTTGGATGCGCGATATAAACAACGTCGTTGATTTGGACGATGCGAATGTCCGGCAAATCCGACTCAGAATATGGGGAAAGCCCCTGATATGCCCCGGTGACGCCAGTCACGATCCGCGCAAAACTCCAAACGAGCCGAGGCGATGCCCCGCCAGTGAAGATCCGAATGTAGTGGTGCGAGAATTCCAACACAAAGCGAGTCGTCACCGAGTAATTGAACGGGAAAAGCCTGGCCTTTGACCCATTGATAACCGTGGCATTAAAGGGAACCGTTCTCAGCGTCGTTGCCGCATCGATTAGCTTCCCATCCGTATCCGCCAAAACATACCAAGGCCCTCGCGAAAGCTCATGGATTTTGCAGGTGAGCCAGACGCCGGTTGTATTTTGCCAAGTGATTGTGTCGCCGACGGAAAGACGGCCATCGATGCGGATCGCAAGAACGGTTTCTCCGGGCGTCATTGTTGCATGAGATAATGTCATGCTCATCACCTGCTTTGCAACAACCTTGCAATCAATCGGCTCTCCAAAAACCTCCGCAACAAATTCAGTCCCGGGGCGGCGGTTTACCCCGCCATATGGCATGATGATGAAGTTTTCCAGCGTCCGGCATGCCGACTTGTATTTTTCAAGCGACGTGCGCGCATCGATCAGCGGGGAAACCTCCCCGGCATTGAACGAAGGAATGAGATCGTGCATTGGCATGGTGTTTATCCGATGTCCGATCCAAACCGGGCGTGCACAAGCGAGCTGTCCACCCAAGCCGGCTTCACGTTGGGGTGAGATTCAGAGGCATCGATGCGGCGCGCCAGCGGGGCCGTGATGCGCGCGTATTCCGTCAAGAACCCCTCGGCAAGCTGGGATGATCCCGTCAGCGGCTTGGCGAGCTTGGCGGCCAGCTTGAGCGAGATCGCATCGACAAAGAGCGGATCGAAGAGGTTTTCATCCGTGACCTTGTATACGTACTTGATATTGCCCTCCTCCTCGTTGGTGAGCAGCTTTCCGCCCTCGACTTCCCATCGGGTCGTCGGTTCCTCGGCCTCGTAGGCGTTGAGCTGGACGAGCCGCAGGAAGTCCGATGGCAGCGCGTACAGGTAATCCCAGCCGAAGAGCGGGGCTTTCAAAAATGATCCGGTCCCCGATGTGTGAGTCCCGGCAAAGGTGGATCCGATCAGATCGTAGGTGTCCGCCCCGATCCGGGTAATGTTCCAGGTCCCGTTTGCTTCGACGCCGACCACGTCCTTGACGTGGATCCGGTCGCCGGTTGCCAACCCGTGCGCCGTATGGGTGACGCGCACAAGGCCGGCGCCGTTATTGGCCAAGGCCACGCCAGAGAGCGCCACCCATGCCAGCGAGAGCGCGGCGCGCGTTGTGGCAAAGTTCCAAGGGTGCCCGCGCAGGACCTCGTCCCGGGTCGCCTCATAGAACAGCGTGCAATATTCGGCTTCCGGCTTGGAATCCGAAAGAGCGGCGATCCGGGAATCTCCCAGGCGAGCAAGGGCAAGATTGCAGATCGTCACTTCATCCATAAAAAAAGGGGTGCGCCCTGATTACCCGCAGGGCGCGACGGGGTTTGATTTCCTTCCCGCTTACGGGTGCCGGAACACGATCGTGAAGACGACCTTTTTCGCTGCGGTCACCGAGCCGGACGAAAGCGCCAGTGTCGCTTTGATCGTCTTGGTGCTTTCCGTCACAGGCGTGCGGAGTGTAACCCCCGTTGCAAGTGCCGGTGTCAGCGCGGCACTTGCCGCCGTGACAAGCGAGACGGCCGTTGCGGAATAGCGGGCCGATGCGGCGGAATCGCCAATCGTTGCAGCCGTGAACCCCGTTCCTCCGCAAGCTTCGCTCGCGATGCGGGATTCCTCCGGGATGACGACAGCACCAACGGGGATGTCCCCGATGTCGATGATGTCAGCAGCCGCCTCGGCTCCGGTCGTGGTATAAACCGCTTCCAGAACCCCGTATTTGCCGGTGACCTTTGAGCCGTCCGGACGTTTCGACAGACCGCGGTAGTCCTGCTGGGCCGCCGCGATGTCAGTGTAGAGTGTAGCCATGATGTTAGTTTCCTTTCAGTGAAGTTGAGGTTTCGACTACGGGGATTGATCGCAGTACACGACGACGACCTTTTCCTCTTCCACACGCGCGGAGCCCAGGCGGGCGACCGAACGGATTTGGAGGGCGTGGTTCTGCGTCGGCAGGATGTCCATGTGAGTCTTCAGGCCATCGTCCGAGAGCACGATTCCCGACTTCACGTAAGCGAAGCAGGACCGGATATCGGTCGACGTGTTGACCACGGTGCGTTTGGTCCATCGGAACTTGAAGCCCATGAACCGATCGATGCGGCCTTCGACGAGCGCCTGGACTACGTTGTAATCCTTGCTCGTCAATTCGGTCGTGCGAAGGAGTTCCTCCTTCTGTTTCGGTCCGGCAACGAAGAACCGCTCCTCGTCCTCGTCGACCTCGGCGTCATCGAGCTTGAACATCGCGGCGCGAAGCTTGGCGACGGTCAAACCGCTGTTGGCAGCGGATCCGGTTTCGACGTAGTTCACCGCGACGGTTTGGGTCGGGGTGACCGAGGTCACACCGTCTTCGCCCGTGTAGGCGGTTCCGACCGCGGCGGCCGCGATCAGCTCGTCACACTTCCGCTTGTAGGCGGCGGCGTGCGAAATGACGACGTCCGAGTCCGGGAGCACGATGGCACCGAGAAGCGCATCGTCGAACTCATCGAAGCGTTTGACGGCATCGTATCCTTTGGTGCGGTTCCAGCGTTTCTTGCTCTCCTGGTCTTGCGCAGTGGTTTCACCGGCGCGAGTTGTGATCTCACGCATGACAGCAGCTTCGAGGAAGTTGTAGGACTTCTCTTTTCCAGCGATGGAATCAAGCGTCACATACTCCTTGAGGATGCTCTGTTTGGCCTGGACACGCTGACGCCAGTTCGTCTCGAACTGGATCGGGTAGTGCTCAGGGATTTTCGTAAGTGCAGGCATGTTAGAATTTCTCCTTTTGTTGATTTGGGTTTTTGCGTTCTGCCCTCGGCCTTCCGGATTGCCTCTTGCGAGATCCCGGTCGTTGGGTTGCCGTGAGCAGGCCCCGAAAAAGGAGTTGTCTGCTTGCGCTGAATCCGTGCCTACGCGCTCGCGCGGTGTCAGTCAAGACGAAAAAGGCCCGGACAGATTTTTATTTCCGTCCGGGCCTCTCAGGTCCGCCAGTAGCGAGGCGAAAGTTTCGTCAGCCGTTCTTGAGCAGATCAGCAACCAGCTTAGCCGCGGCCGCCTGCCGGTCCTTGCCGTTCTTGCCGGAATAGTCGGCATGCATCGGATCGGCCGGGTTCGTCATGATCTCGTTCGCGCGCACCTTGCCGGGCTGAAGCGTGGCCGAGATGTCGCCAGAAACCAGCTTGTCTTCACTGAGCATCGCGCCAACGCGCTGGAGGGCAATGACGACGTTCGGATCACGCAGGCCGGGGGACGTCGGGTCAAGACCGATCGACTTAGCCACACGCGAGGCAAAGCCGATATTCTTTTCCGTGTCATTCTTCCATGTCTCCTTGAGCGTCGCCATACCCTTGTCGAGCTCGGCCTGGTACATCTTGCCCATCTCGTCGGCGCTCACTTGCTGCATGGCAACGTATTGGCCGATGATTTCATTCATCGCGGCCGGGGGAATGTTGTGCTTGTGGGCGATGTCGGCGAATGGCTTCGCAATCTCATCGTTCCAGGTCATCCCCTCCGGGAGCGCTTCCGGCTTGAGCTTGTAGCCCTCCGGGGTTTCCGGCACGCCCAAGGCGGTGCGGAATGCGGC